GGCTGCCATTTCTTTCTCCTAAGAATTACGGTTTACTTGCCTAAGTCACGGACTTAGAAATAACATCATCAAATCACGGACTCTTAGATGTTACTGAGATGCCTCTTTTTGCAGCACGGCTGCCAAATCAGGGTCTTGATTGGATAATACCATTTGTTGCGTAAGATTGCCCGTTTTCCAAGGGTTATCTTGCCCAGGGGCAACATTAGATGTAGGGCTTGGTTTTGTACCCATACCAGCAGAACTGCTCGCTTTAAAATGATGCTCCCATCCACTTCCAGGGTTCTTTAAATTATTAACGTAAGTCCCCAAATCTTGTTCAACTCCACCATTCAAAATAACAGTTTTACCATCACTGCTCTTTTGTAATTTGTCTTGCAATAATGCCAAAGTTTGACCAGCATTAATTGCTCCAGCATTACTTAAAGCAGATAAAGCTGTCGTACGTGTCGCAGCATTCTCAGTAGAACGCTTTAACTCATCAATTTGAGTCTTTAAAACGCTAATTTCTTGATCTTTTTCTTGAGCTGTCTTATTGGCATCTTCCCAAAGGGGTTTATACATCCCTTGATCTTCTAATGCCTTTTTACGATCATCGTAATACTCACCTATTTTGCTTTTTGCGTTTTGGAACGCTTTTTCCTTTTCCGCAAGCTGTCCTTTTAATGCTTCAAATTCAGCTAGAGGAACAGTAGGAACTTCAGGTGTAGCAGGAGCTTTGGGAGTTTCAGAAGCAGTCACGGACTGTTCTTCAGGAGTCACGGACTCCTGCTGAATTACTCTTTCTTCCATGTTTATTCAGTAATAGTAGTTTTAGGTGTGGCAGGTTTAGAAGGTGCTTTTGCTTTTGGAGCTGGAGCTGCTTTTGGTGGACAAGCAGGAGGATTTATGTCCTCAAACCTCAATTTTTCAATGGGCATAGATTTTAATGCACTTAATTATTATTCTAGTCTATTAATTGTTTTGAGCTTCATTTGCGTTAGGTAAAACCTCACCCTGCACTAAAATATCTCTAAACTCCTCCCTATCTATTACTTGTTGATCAAACAAGGAAGTTAAAGCTGTCATATCTTGTCCAATTAGCCTATCAACATCAAAATCACGACTAATTTTGACCTCTGGTGGCTCAATTCCTAGATAATCAGCCGATAAATTAAACGCTTTTTGCATCTTCTGTTCCAAATCCAAAGAAACCATCGAAAGCATTGAATTTGTATCTACACGGTCTAAACGCCTTGCATCTGCTGATTCTGCAACAAATTTTTGCTGTGAAAGTGTACTAATTCCTAAAGTTGCCATTTGTAACTGTAATTCTTGTATTTCTGCTGCTTGTGCTTCAAATGCACTAGCTGCTGGCTCTACATAATAAACTTTATTTCCTGGTTGAGTTGCCATCGCATAATTAACACTTATCGCCATATCTTTTGTCTGATCATCCCATCCCTCCATAACCAATAAAGGCTGTGAAGCAACATGCAAACTATGAATTAAGTCAGCTTGACGTTGAAAATGTGCCAAATTTAAATAAGCAATATCTAATAAAGGTGGTTTACTTGTCATCGTGTCTGTTTTTCCTGCATAAACAGTCACCAAAGGTATTTCACCTAAAGAAAAATCACCTGATTCGACTAATTCATAGTCCTTTTCATCAGATGGAGAGTCGAAATTACCTGCAAAACTCTCATCTTGCGTATACATATCCTTCGTAGTCTCTTTTCTTCTATAAATCTTGTATTCTCCTGGTTCAATCACTCTAATTTGATCAAAAACTTTCTCTCCAAATTCTCCATCAGGCACAACTGCCTTCTCTGCAATCCTTACCTGTATTAATTTTCCATAATTAACCTCTCTATCTAATCTCCAGCCATAAATATTTGAAGGATCAACTTCAATCCAATATGGTCTACGATTTTGCCGCCTTTCTTCCGCAAGACTTATCGCTCCCGTTGGAGCAGGAAAATCAACAAGGGTATTACTATGTCCATAAGTCAAAGCACAAATTAATAATCTTCTTGCGTATTCATCTAAATCCGATCCACATCCATCAACATCCTTAACAAATACATCAGTCCAATATGGATCGCCAATCACAGTAATTGGTTTACGAAGAATTAATCCTGTTGCAGCTCTAACTAATCTTTGCGTATAAGGAGAAAATACAGCACGGTTAACTCTTGATAGATATGCGTCATAATCTTCCCTCGGTTCTAATGGTAAAAATGCTTGCGAATTATCTCGTAAATATTCAGTCCCTAAACTAACGGCTTTCATTATTTCCCACGATTTTGTCATATCTAAAACTGCTCTCGTTTTAGAAAATGGATTATCACCCCCACCTAAATAGGTTTGGCTAACAATATTTGTACGCAATGCCCCTGGCATAGAGTATGTCATCTAACTTTTGACCAATACAACATTGTTTATATTCTAAGCTTTATTTCCCTTTTTTCTTAGGTCTTACCTTCTTACTTCCATAAGTGACTTTTCCTTTAGACATAAACTTTAATAGATTCTATAACCAGTCTGACCTAAAGTTTCAGGTTTGGCTAAGTTGAATTGTTGCAAACATAAATACCCGAAAGCGTCAAAAGCGTGATCAACACCAAGATTTTTATTTGGCAAGCCTGTATTTGGAGCGTAAGTTAATGTTCTTAATGATTTGATTAATTCCTTACAACGAGGATGAATAAATGTCCTACGAATACTATTTGCATCAAATAATGCTGTATTAACGGCTGTAATCTTATCTCTTATCTTCCAAGGTGCTTTGGGAGAAGAAACATTAAATCCACTTCTTCTTAAAATTGCGTGGTCAGTTGCTCCAACACCAGAAGTCTTACGGGCTCCTCCTGTTGGGTCGGGGCAAGCTATTACTCGCCTGTCAATTCCATACCTGCGTGTTACTTCTTCGGCAAAATCCCAAGTGGTCGCCCCTCCAGTCATTATGATCTCGTCAAATACATATAAAGTATCGTCCTTTTTAACTGCACATATACCTGACATTGGATCTACGTTAAAGTCAACTCCTAATAACAACGGCATTACATTTATATCTTCCGCAATCGTAGAAATATTGTCATCACCAAAACTTATAGCCACTAATCCACTTAAGTTTTCAAAACTTGCTTCAAATTCTTGCCTAAATGTTCTCCCGTCTAATTGTGCTCTAGCTGCTTCAATTTCTTCTGCTGGTACGTTACCCCCCTCAATTGTTGTATAACACCATCTCTTCCAATCCCCCGATTCATCTTCTTCGCAATAGCACCACAAATCATAAAACCAACTAGCAGTTCCATCAGGTGTACTAATAAATAATGTCCAACCCTGCTTATCTGCTAACGCTGGACGTATTACCTCGAACCAAACACCAGCATCCATAAATGCGGCTTCGTCTAAAACTACTCCCGCTAAACTTCGACCTCTTAATGCCATCGCATTTTCAGTTCCCTTTAATTCGATAACAGAATCATTGATTAGCTCAATTTTTAAGTCCGATTCATTCTTGGATTTGATCCATATCTGCGGTACTAACTTCTTTAATGCCTTCCATGCAATATCTTTTGCCATTCGGTATGTCGGAGCACAATAGAAATATGTTTCCCCTGGCCGTTCAATAGCAGCTCTTAATAATTCAACACAACTTAAATAACTTTTGCCAAACCTTCGCCCCGCTACTAACACCCTAAACCTTTTTCGACTGCTAAATACTTGCCCCTGCGTCCATCTTAAATCTAAATTTTGCTTGTTTTTTACTGCCATACTCTAATACTAATACTTTTCTTTCGTACCATAACCCCCCTTTGCTCGACTATTTCTCTGTTTAAAAGCTATTATCTTTATATCAATAGTTATTCCGTGATTAACTGTGACCGATTCGGCAGCTAAATTCGACCCTGAATATTTTGAAGGTTATATCGTTCCAGATGTAGATAAAGTGGGTAAGGCTGGAAAAAGGAGTGCAATTCTGAAGGATCAACGGATTCAAAGGCTTTATAAAAGGCAGTTGGAAGGTCTTCCTGTTAGGCAGTTGGTTTTAGATCATGCATCGAAGGAACATATTGCTGAAAATACAGCATGGCAAGATTGGAAGGCTGTTAGAGAATGGAGTAACAAGGATTGGGAATTTGATAAAGAAGACCTCATCCCCCGTCTTCAACATTTAAGAATTAATCTCTTCTAT